CGGCGTTTCAGTGCTAGGTTGCCGAACCTAACTGATGTGAGTAAGTGCTTTAAACTCACCGGTGAGAAAGGTATACCGATAAGCCTCCAACACTTAAGGAGCGCAGCATCACCCGTCAAAGGGTCACGCCGACTGATTGCGACGGGAACTAACAAACGACTCTTAAGTCGTTGGTAGTTCTTATCCCAACCATGGGTTGACAAAGCATTGCTGAAGCTCTGCCATCCCAAAGCCTGCGTACGTGTATCTATGCACGGGAGAACGCCAACAAGCTTTTCAGCTAAAAGGCGCAATTTACGTGCAGTTTTCCAATAACCAATCCAATAAAGTTGATTGGCAAAGGAAACTAGAGACACAACGCCATGCACATCAGCACGATCGTTTGGAATCCTCTGGCGGAGATAGACAGGAGTTACGTCTTCTCCGTCATAGTAATCCAACCCACAAGACTCTCTGAACTTTCCAGTCCAGAAAGATTTTGCGGAATTGATCTTGAACCCGAAAGTCTCAAGATCTGATACGATCGTAGGTGCCTCGTCTGCAGGAACAATAAGATCGTCCCCGTAGACGTAAACTCCGTTCATCACAAGTCGTAATGAACGGGGCGAGGGAGTTAAACCGCGCTTTATCAACCTGGATGAAAGGATGGCTATGTAAAAAGCCATCGATTCAACTGGGAAGCAAAGTGCGGACCCCATAGACGCAAACTTTCTCAAATGGATAAGACGTCCATCAGGGAGAGTTGCACGGGTGGAACGAGTTGAAAAAACGTACCTACGAAAATCAGGTACGCTCTTCAACATCATTGACACCTGTTTACAAGTAACCCGGTCGCTAGCATCGGACATGTCAAGGGTGGCATACTTGCCATCGATGGATGAAGACCTAGCGAAATTGGAATTCACGGATTGATCACGGAAGTTAACGTGACCAGCCGTGAACCGCCCTTTCGACTCAATGAGAGGACGAATCCAATCTGCTATTGCTTGTTGCATATATTGCATAGCAACAGGTTCAATAGCAATTACACGTGGTTTACTTGCAGTCTTAGGGACGAAACATACCTTAACAGGGGTTTCATCCCGGGGAGCAGGCATCC